ATGGCGACAAAAAGACAGAGATCAGCGGGCTCATGGGAATACGTGGTGCGCCGCAAGGGCCTGCTGCCCAAGCCGCTCTACTTTACCTTCTCCAGCGAGGCCGAGGGCGACGCCTATGTCGCCCGGCTCGAGCGGCTACTCGACGCCGGTGTCGTGCCGCAAGAGTTCGTCGATTCTCGATCCTCCATCGTGACAGGCCTGGACGCGATCAGGGAGTACGTCTCCCATCACGCCGTCTCGATCACTGACCGTCCGTTGCTGAATGCCCTCGCCAGCAAGGATGTCGTGGCGTCCGCCAGGCTGGCCAGCATCGACTATCGCTGGGTGCAGTCGTGGGTGACGGCGATGAAGCGAGAGGAGAATCTGTCGCCGTCGACGATTCGGCACTACGTGGGCGCTCTCGCGCGCTGCTTTGACTGGTGCGTGTTGCGCCCGGCGCCCGGCTTTCCTCTGAATCCCATTCGCCTGCTGCCGCGGCGGTATGCAACCTATAGCGAGATGGACCAGGCGGCCGTCTTGGCGCAGGACCTGGCGCCAAAGGCCGATGTGGAGAGAGATAGGCGCTTGCCGCCCCATGAGGAGAAGGAGATCAATCTCGTTCTCGCCGGCGCCCGGCCGAGGCGTCGCCAGCGCCCGCTGACGTTGCCCTGGCAGGCCGCGCTCGAGCTGCTATTCGTTCTCGCTGTCGAGACTGCCATGCGGCTGCGCGAGATGTACACCCTGTCGATCGATCAGGTCGATTTGGCGGGGCGAACCGTGGCGCTCGAGAAGACCAAGAACGGCGACAAACGTCCGGTGCCGTTGTCGACGGTGGCGGTTGCGGCCATCAAGCGCTACCAGTCGCTGGTGGCCGCCGGCGAGCGCGGCATGGCCGGATTCTCGTTCGATGGTGGCTGGCTCTTTCCCTGGTGGGATGGTGACAAGGCCGTGCTGGGCAAGGTGTCCAGAAAGCTATCGAACCAGTTCAGCAGGGTCTTCGACGCGGCCGGGTGCCCGGATCTCATCTTTCACGACCTGCGCCACGAGGCCACGTCGCGGCTCTACGAAAAGACCACGCTCACAGACCTGCAGATCGCCAAGATCACCGGACACAAGACGCTAGCCGTCTTGCGCCGGTATGCAAATCTGAGGGGGAGTGATCTGGCTGCTCGCCTCTGGTGATGCGAGCTGGGGCTATACCGAAGGGTGAGGCTGGGGAATCTCAGGCAGGGCGGGTGGCGCGCCCCGACTGCGGCCGCGCCGGCGTATAGGGCTGACCGTCGGCTGTGGTGTCTGGAAGCCGGTCATCACGCGCGATTGGGTCTGCCGCTCGCTCGTCTGCCGGCGAGATTCCCGACGCAGGTATTCAACAAGGTCGTCCTCCATGAACACCCACGCGTGGCCGATGCGAGCCCCGTAGATCTCCCCGGCCTGCGCTAAGCGCAATACCGTTTCCCGGCAGACCTTGAGAAACTCGGCGCATTCGTTGGTGTCTAGCGTGCGCATTTTGTTTCTCCGACGGGGGCCAACAGCACATCGCTCACGACTTCCCACAGTCGCGAGGGCGACCACTGGTAGCGGTCGAAATCGGCATCCGGGTGGATGCCAATGCGGCAGGTCGAGTGAGAGCCTTTGCGGAACTCCTCGGACTTGTACATCAGCGTGGCAACCTTGCCGTTCCCTCCGGGCTCCGTGCGGTGGTAGACATAGGCGCGAATGCGGTATTCATTGCCTGCCTCGATGGCACGACGATAGTCCTGGATCAGGTCGCAGCGCCCATCAGGTACCCAGGGGCGGCCACCCCTGGCTGTGCGAGCGCCTTCATGCAGATACATGACATATTCGCCTGACTCCTCCGCGGGATAGTGGCGATAGCCGATGTCGACCTGGGTACCGACCAGCACGCGCGAGCGGAAGCTGAAACGGTGGTCGTGAATCGATGAGTGCTCGAAGCAGCGCCGGCGCGGCAGTTCCGGGTGCCAGACATGCAGGCGTTGGTTGTTGGGCAGTTGGACCTGGATGAAGCCGAGCCCGTGCAGAGTGATCTGGTTGGTCATCACGTCGTCAACGATCATTCCTTCTCCCAGGCAACGTCCAGCCCGCTGGCCACAACCGCGTCCAGCGCCTTTTGCAATCGGATCTCGGTACCGCGACCGTGGTCCTCTGGCCGGATTTTCGGTATGACGGCCAATGCCTCGCGCGCCGCAGAGATCAGCAAAGCCAGTGCCTCACGTTTCAGGTTGACGCTATCAGCCATGTCCGTGCTCCGTGTCGGTGGTGATGGCCTTGATCCGCTCGATGCTGACGACGCGCGCCTTGTGCTGGCGGCCGCCTGCATGGATGGCATTGCGCACCGCGTTCACAGCTTCACGTGCTGCCTGGTCATATACCTGCGAGAGGGCGCACTCCGGCCCCCAACTGCCCACGGTTACTTCCACCGTGACCGAGACAACCGCATGGGTTGTCGTGCGGATAGTTTGCTTCATCACGTCCCGTCTCCTTTGGCGATTGCGGCGCGGATGTCGCGCTCCAGCTCGGCCAGGATCAGCGCACCGGCCTTCACCAGGTTGCGGTGCTGGGTACCGGGCTTCCAGTAGGGGGCGGCCCAGGGCCATTGAGGCGGCGGGAAGTCCAGGAAGCCAGCATCATCGCCGCCATGCAGCGCGTAGCACGCGCCGGCGCGTGCCAGGTCGCCGGCTTGGTGCTCGTCGTCGTGCTCCGGCGTCCAGCCTTCCTCCGCGATCTGGCGGCGGCGCTCCCGCACCACGGCGCGCCACGCCTCCAGCGCGTGGCGTGGCAGCTGCGTTGCTGTGCTCCCGATGGGCGGCTCCCACAGCTCGGCGCCGTGGTAGGTGTAGCCCAGGCGCTCCAGCGTGCGTGCAGCCGCATCGCGCTTGTCCTCGCTGGGCTGCCCTGTGTCCAGTACCGCCTCGCCAGCAGGCGTCAGCGACCACATGGCGGGGCTGTGCTGGGTGCGAGACAGCAATCCAATGGTGGTCAGCGCCTCAAGCCATTTTCGGCCAATATCGCAGCCCTCATCGTCTGCCGCGCACGCTTCAAACCGCTCCAGCTTCTCGCGGACCAGGGCCAGCGCCTTGGCGCTCGGTTGCGGGGCGGCATGCTCGAACGCAGCGATTGAGTAAGGACGGACCGACGAAGCGCCGGCGCCACCATCTCGCAGCATGCCGGCCTTCTGCAATGCCGAGATTGCGCGCGAGGGATCTTCCTCGTGCACCCATGCAATCGGCTCGCTCTGGTGCTGGGCGGCAGGCGATGCGGCGAGCATGGCGCGGATCAAGCGCGACACCCATTCAACGTCGTCGCGCTGTGGCTGGCCGAGCAAGTGCGCGGCGATAATGGCCGCTGTAGCCTCAACCTGGCTATCCGCCGGCGCAGCACCGTAGCCGGCGAGAACGTCGCGGGCGGGCGTCTCGGCCACTCGCTCGTTGCGGCTGTTCCTGTCCTCGTTGCTCATCGCTTGCTCCTAACTCGCAGGACCGCCAGCAGCAGCGCCTCGGCATCAGCGCATAGGAATACCTGGTCGCGTCGATCGCCCAACTGGAATCCGATTTCGATAAAGTCGCGCGGCTGGCCATCGTCCGTGATCGAAACAACCACCTCGCTCGACGTGTAGGGACCATCGGCGTTATTGCGCCAGGCCTCGGCTTTCCCGATGATATTTTCGTTGCTCATGTCATTTGTCCTGGCCGGGCTGGTTGAACGAAGCGAGGAAGTGTGACTCCGGGCCATGCTTTACCCAGCGCGCGAGCGCCTGCATCGGGTTCCTTCGTGCGCTGGCTATCAGCACGCGCGCCAGCTGCTCGAGCCGCAAAATCCGGGCGGCCTGCGCGACGTTCACCTCGCGCGCCACGGCGAGCAGCGACTCGGCCTCCGCGCGTGCCTGTTCCGCAGCGCGCAGGCGGCGCAAGAGCTCGGCCGGCGCCGGCGACTGGTCCGGGTCGCCACCCTCGCGCGCATCGCCGTGGGCGAGCTTCACTTCACGCGGGAATGGCCACGAGATCCGTTTCATGAGCTTTCCTTTCAGGGACGGGGACCGGCCGCATGCTGCCGGTCTTGAGGTTGACGAAGGCGCCGTGCCAGGTAATGCGGCCGTGTCGGAAAAATTCCCACAGGATGGCCAGCGCGGGTGTGACGACGGATTGGTTGACGAACAGCTCCTGACGTTCGAGCGCCTCGGCTAGGCCGCAGCTGGGCGTATCGTCGTCCGGCCGGCTGGTGTCGATCAGCTCGGGCAGTAGATCGTAGGGGTACGGCAGTAGCGCGCTTTCTGCGGGGTGGATCGTCCTGAGCGGGATCTCGCCACGCTCGGCGATCTGTACCTTGTCCAGGGGGGTGTGGCCGAAAATCACCTGGCCATCGCTTGAGCGATTACCCAGGTCCAGCACGTAGATGTCGCGCCGCCGCACGATGGTCTTATGCAGCGCAAGGCGTGCGTGTGCGCTGTCCACGCAAACGATGACGATGGTTCCCGCCTGCAAATGGTGGAGCTCTCCAGCCTCGCAGCGCTTCGGCCGTGCGATCCATTCCAACCCGAAGTGCATATTCACGCGATGCACCAGGACCACGGACTTGAACAGGCCAACGTCGGCCGCGCTGAAGAGTTGGCGGCCCATGTTGGCCTCGCTTACCGTGTCGGGATCGAAGACCACCACGCGCAGGCCAGGGTGGCCAAGGGCGACCAGAGCATGATTCAGGCGTGCGAGCCCCGTCAGCATTTGCGAGCCATTCCCGCCGCACCCGACCAGCACCACCTCTGTCGCGCGACTGAGGCAGGCGGAAGGCGTCAGGTGAACGCCGCTCACTTCGTTTCCCCGAATACGGCGCTCGCCGGCACGTTGATCGGCATGGTCATACCAAGCACGCCGATGCGGAAGACGATGCTGGGTGTCTTGCCGGGGCCGAGATCGCCCACGACGCACGCGATCTTCACTTCGCCGGCATCGTCGCCATCGTCGGTCGGGCTGAAGAACGCCGGGTCGTCGCCGTGGCTGTGGATGTCGAAGGCAAGGCTTTCAAATTCCTCCAGCGCCGGCCGTCGAATGTCGACGTGGTTCGGGCTCGTGGAGGGGGCATCGACCTCCCGATAGTTGAGATCGCCCGTCCGGGAATTCCAGACGATCCATGCGGCATGCTCGTTCGGCAGCGCCGCGCGCGCGGCCTCCACAAACTGGCGAATCAGCGGGAAGACCACGCCGAGGCGCTGGAACGCCAACTCGACCTTCTTGCCGACGGTGCCGTAGGGCGGCCGAGGCGAGTTCTCCTGCAGCTGGGCGATGGGCTGGATGAAGTGCAGCCAGGGGCGGCGCACTTCGATATACAGCCCCTCGGCCGTGGCCAGGAAGCGGTGGCCGACTTCCTTCAATGCCTGGAACTCGGCGTATTTCGGCACGGCGACGGTGGGCGCGCTCTGCCAGAGCTTTTCATCGAGCGGATACTGAGCATCGTCGCGCGAGGCCGCGATCGGGTTGTGGAGCGCGGCCTCCACCTTGCTGGCCGCTTCCTCGACGAAGCGCGTCAGCGCTCCAGAGATGGTTTCGATGCCGCTTTTCGCCGCCGCGTTGAACTCGGTTATCAGGGCTTGCATGGTCATTCTCCTTTGGTGACGCGGGCAATAGCGTCGGCGAGCGTTTCGTTGCGAGGGATCAGGCAGCGGATCGGAAATTCGGCGCCGGCCAGCAGATCGCGCCAGAGCTGTTTCGCGCCGCCGCGGCGCTTGACCAGCCGGGGCTGGTTGGGGTGCGTGAAATTGCTGCGAAAGAAAGCGTTCTCGTAGGCGACGATTGAGGCCGGCCCCGGGCGATCCGGCAGATCAACATTGCCGGTGCATATCTGGCCCGAGTCCCAGACGTTGAAGTAGGGTGCAACGTAGACGGGGCTCTCCGGTGTCGGCCGGAACGTGCCGCGCAGCGCGAACACGTACCAGCGTTCACCAGTTGCGACGAAGACCAGGCCGGGATGGTTGGCAGGTCCCGACACCTCGCCGAGGTCGGACCCGGCGCCGAACCAGACGTGGCGGCGCTGAGGAGGGGTCCGCCAGGCAATGGTGTTGGGGCCCGCGTAGAGGAGCCGCTCGTCGATGAAGCCGTGATAGGCGGTGCGGCCAGCCGCCGCGGTTGCGAAGGTGGCCAGGTCAGGCAGTGTCATTGCGCGGCCGGCCAGCAGGACGGGTGTCTTGCGGTCGGTATTCACGTCGTGGATCGTGGCGTAGACAGCTCCCGAGTTCTCCGAGCAGTACAGCAGTATTGCCTGCTTAAGGTGCAAGGCCATGTCCCCGCCGGTGGCAATGTGCACGTTGCTCATGCCCGCTCCCCGATGAGATTGACAAGGTTCTCGACGGCTCTGGCCAGCTTGGCGGTGGCTCGCATGCGCGTGAGCCACGTGGCTGCCGATTGTTCGCCTGGCAGGCAGGGCACCGCCGTCGCTGCCTCGATATACTCTCCCTGCATCGCGTCGTTGGCCCAATCGTCCAGTATGCGAGGCGCTCCATCCGAGGGGGACCAGCGGAACCAGGCACACCACGCCACGGAGTCGCATTCCGACTCGCCGTGACCGCAGTCTGCGAAGGGGCCGTTGGTGTGAACGATGCGGACGATCCTGTCAACGGCGCCGATCACCTGCCTGGCGAATTCATCGCATGCAGCCGCTTCTCGAACCTGTGCGTCGGTCAACGTGCGTCGCGGCGTCGGGACCCACTCAGGCATGCCGGCAAATAGATCAGCGCGCCTGGGTATGTCGTAGGTCTCGCGCGCCTGTTCCACGGTGATGCCGTCGGTCGCGGCCATTTCCGCCAGCGCCTCGTTTTCATCGCTGCACCCATGCCAATGGGTGAATGCACATTGCCGCAACGTGTCACGTGGCGAGAGCGTGCCGGGAAGATAGACCAGTGCGTCAAAGAACACGGCTAGTACGGTCTGGCCGAGTCCTTCCATGATGGATTCCAGCCGGGTGATGGCCGGGCCGATGAAATAGGGCTGGCAGGGAAACCAGTCATCGTCGGGTGGCGGTGGGTAGATAGCCAGCCAGGGGCAACCTGCGTAGTCGCCGGTGGTCGGCCATTCCATTTGCTGCACGCCGAGATTCCAGCGGAAGATGCGTTCGCCCCTGGTGATCTCGAGCCAGTGCCTGCGCAACGCGTTCTTCAGCAGCTCCGCGGCACTGGTGGGGCGGCCTGCGAAGTCGACGGGCAGCATCGCGCCGTCGTCGATGAGAGAGAGCAGCAACTGACTGCACCACGTGGAATCCCCAGGCACCATGAACTGGCTGGGCACGCCGGTCAGGCGTGGCAGAGTGAGCGCAGTCATGGGAGCAGCGGCAAGGAAGTCGAGAGGGGATAGAGCCGTACGGCACTGCCCGCGCCACGCCGCAGGCCAAGGAGCCGCAGAGTGCGCGCCACCGGGGTGTTGATGTGCTCGGGCGCGATGCGGTCGCCTTTCGACTTCACGAAGTCGCCAGCCTCGACGATGTGGCGCATAGCCTCGGGCGTCAGCGGACCACCCTTGTTACCTTTCGTTCCGACGGCACGTCGGAACGAGAAGATGTGCTTCTCGCCTTGCAGTTCCGGGCCCTCGATCTCTGCATTGACGATCTCGGGGTAGGTGTTCGCATAGAAGTCACGAACCTGCGCCAGCGTGAAGCTGGGGGACGGGTCAGCGAGCTTGACGCCGTTGTAGCGAAACTCGCGCGAGAGAATGTTGACCTGCATGGTGTCACCTTAGATGGGCAGCTCGAGGCCGATTTGACGGGGGTCGATTCCTTCCGCGGGAGCGGGATCGCTGGGCGTTTCCTCGCGCGCGATTCCTTCTGCAGGCGCAGCGGGGGGAGGGGGGGAAATGCCTTCCGGGACCTGCTCGGGCGCGCTGCCTGGCGAGTCTTGATTGTCATCGTCCGAGCCGCTGTCGTCGCTGGCGTCGTCCGGGCCGTTCGGCTTGTTTCCCGAGGGGTCCTGTGCTGCCTCGCCCGCCTTCTGCGCGCGCGGCCTGCCCCGGCCTGGCCCCTTGTTACTGCCTTTCGCCGGCGGCGCATTGTCCTTCGTGCTGCCGTTCGCCGCGGCCGCTGCCGATGCCTGCTCCAGGACGGAGCGCGCGCCAGGGGCATAGATGCTGAGCGCGGCGGCGAAGTCGGTGTCGAGCTCCTCGGGCGTGGCCAGGATGTAGAGCGGATGAGGCGATGCCTTGACGGTCTTCGAGGCGTCGAGCTGCGGCGTGACGGTGACGCGCAGTTGCTCGCCCTCGGCCACGATCGTGAGCATCAACGGCGAGGCCTGGGCGAGTTCATGCAATTCCCGGAACATGTGGGCTCCTTGCTTGGGGTGGATCAGGATTTGGATTTCGGCACGACGCCGGTAGCGGCGTCGACGTAGGGCCTACAGGCGCGGAACGCAGCCTCGAGGCGTTGGGCGGCGAGCATTTCCTCCTGCGAGCCCACGCGGGCGCGCAGGTAGCGATAGGCGTGCTGGGCCGCCGCGCATTCGCGCCACGCCGCGACTTCGGCGAGCAATTCGATGCTTTCGGCCTGGGCGCGCGCGGGATGATCGGGCGCAGTCACAGCGCACCCTTCTTCGCGCGCCGGGCTCCGGTGCGGGCTACGGGCCTGCGAATCTTCGTCTGGTCTGCCTGCACCGCGGCGGCGCGATGACGCCAGATAGCGTGCTCGCACTCGTCGGCGTCCGGGTAGCTCATCAGCGACCACACAGGGGTATTCCCGTCCATCACCGTGTAGGTGTGGTACGGCGTCCTGGGGATCGGGCGGCGGACGACCACGTGTTTCCCGACCAGGATGGCAGTGGTGAGCCGCGGCGGCGCCGCGCGGTCCGTCTTGAGGCGTGTCATTTCGTTCATGGGTCGCTATTCGTTGTCGCCGGCGGCGAGTTTCTTGAGGTCTGCGCGTGCCGGCTGGCCGGCCGGCGCGCGCGAGCTACGGCGGGCATGGGCCGCCGCTTCGATGGCCCTGCGGATCGGGCCAGGAGCCAGCGCCTCCGCCTCGCTGCAAACCAGGCGGAGACGCACGCGCTCGCGGAGCACGTCGGCGTCGGTCAGGGCCGGAATGGGCATCGTTACCCCGGGGGCAGAAGCAACTCGACGCCCGGCGCGACTGCGCCCGCCACGCCAAAGGCCAGCAGCAGGAGCACCATGCCCTGCACCGGGTGCCGGCTGAAATAGCCGTTGGCCAGCCGGTCGACCGTGCTCATGCCGACCTCGCGTGCGCGCTGAGCCGGGCCTCTGCAGCGGCGAGTTCCTGCGTGGCGAAGCTCAGCACTGCGGCCTTGTCGATGGCGCCCCACGTGTTGCGCGTGGGTGCTGCCGCGATGTAGTTGCGCAGGAGCGTGGGCCGCGTGTGCTCATTGCCCAGCGTGCGCAGGAACGCCAGCTCGTGCACGGTGCTGTAGCTTTTCTTCGGAGCGGCGGTCATCACGATGACCTCCTGGCCTGGGCGTCCGCGGCGCGGCGCATTTCCTTGGCTTGCTCGCGGGCGCGCTCCAGCTCGATGTACTGCCAGCAGAATTCCTCGAGTTCGGCCGCAGCCAGGATGATCGGGCACGTCGAGTCATAGCCGCCGATCGAGACGCTTTGCTCTAGGAGTTCCAGGCGGGCGCCGCGGTCGCGTTCGTAGTAGGCATCGCCAACCTGCTCATCCCAATGCGGATTGACCTGAAAGCTGATGCGCAGGTACCCCTTGATGCTCAGCCCGATGGGGGTAGAGAACGCAGTCGCTTCGTCGATGCGGTACCAGCGCGGGGTGCACGTGCTGGCATGGAAGAAATCCGGGTCCTGGTAGTCCGCGTACAGCAAGGCGGTGCGCTTGGGGTACTGCCGTTGGTCGTACGGCACATCGCGGGTGCCCAAGTCATCGTGCTCGGTACCATAGTCGTCGACGACAACCCAAGGATTCGGCGTGGATTCGTAGTGGAAGCCGGCTGCGCCATAGACGCGGAAGTGTTCGAGATGCATGGCCGACCTCACGCAGTCCGATGGCTGGTGCTGGTGGTGGTCGGGGTGGCCGGCGCGGCCTGGTCGCGCTCCAGCGCGATCGAGTGCACGACGTAGACGACCACCACGGCTGCGACGTAGGCGATCCAGACTTTGATACGTTGGGTTTTGTTCACTTCGCTCTCCATCAGATGAGCGCCGGGCGGCGCGTCGATGGAGTGATTAAAGCATGCTTGATTGAGCAAAGCAAGCATGCTTTAAGGTCGCGTCATGAAAATGGCTTGGTCAGTCCTCAAGTACCTCCCCGAGAACACTCGTGATGACCTGTGCGGTCAGCCTGCGGGAGGTCCTAAAAATGCCGTTCAGGAAATAGGCGTAGTCACCGTTTGCAATCCGGCGGATCAGGATCGTGTCTGCTTGTGGGGGCGCCTGCTCCGGGCGCTTCTGGGCCTTTCGATAGGTTGCTAGGTCGTACAGATTTGCCATGCCATACGTCTCCAGATGGGCCAAAGCGTTGGGTAAGGGTCCCAACCTTTCAATCGAATAACGGCCGATATGGAGGGCAGGCTTTCCCCTAGGAGGTGGGAGGCAAAAGCATCTGCCGGGGCGGCAGGCTTCTCTGCCGCGCGAGTATTTCCAGGCAAAAAAAAAGCCCGCGATGAGCGGGCGGGTTGAGAATCGGTATGGTGCCGGGAACGGGTTCAGCCGGTATGCAGCTTGCCTTTTCCCTTCTTTTCTAGGCTGACAACGCCACTCGGTGGCGGCTCACCCCATCCGTCTTGTGCCGCGATGCAGGCGCGGACAAATTCCGAAATCACCCTGTCCAGCACAGTCCGTTGAGCGTCGGTAAGACGATCGAATTCGCCCCGGCCCAGCGAAAAAGGCCATGCTCGCTCGGTCGCCTCGCCTCGGGCAGGGGCGGCGGCAGATTCAATGCCTGTGGCCAGCCAGAACCAGTCCGCTTGGAGGAATCTCGCGGCCCGTGCGGTGTTCTCGGCAGTGAGCGCCTTGGTCTTCCCGATGATTACCTGGGAGACCGCCTGAACGCTGATGTCGAGCTCATCCGCCAATTGATGCCGGTCCTTCTTGGCATCCAGTAGGGCCTTCTCGAGCCGTTGACCAAAGGTGCTTTTCATTGCGAAAGCATACTTACAATGCCGTAAAGCATGGTTGCGTAGCAGCTTAAAGAATGCTTTAATTGGCGCATGGAAAAGTCCAAGGCTACCGCCCTCCTGGGAGGGACGACCTCAGCAGCCGCTGAGGCAATCGGAATCTCGCCACAGGCGTATTCGCAGTGGCCGTCGGTGCTACCGCCACGGCTAGCGGACCGCGTGGTCGCGGCGATTGCGCGAAAGCACCTACCGGCGTCGTTGCTAGGCAGCGAGTGCGGTGCGGGCAATCAGGCCGAACGGCAGGTCTGACGTGTTCAGTTTCCGTTCTGGCCGTCGTCCAGCGCAACGGCGATGCGCTCGAGCTGGGCAAGCAGTTGCTTTGCGCAGCGAATCGACTCGCGCAGCGCGGATCGTTGATCGGCCGCGTGGCGCCGAGTGCGATACGGCTTTCCTTTCCCTGTGGCAAGCCAGTGTGACGACACTCCGAGCGCGCGTGCAATCTCGTCTGTGTGGCGGCTTCCCTTCGCGTTGCGATTGGGGTCGCAAAGGTACTGAATTGATTGGTACTGAACACCGATCTGGCGAGCAAGGCCGCGCCGCGTCGTTGGCGGTGCGGTTTGGTCCATTGCCCAGCGGAGGCGTTCGGCATACGTGTACATGCGCAGAAGTTTGGCATCGCGGCTATGCAGATGTGTTTGTCATTTGCCGGCAGAAGTATTTGCCGGGCGCCCGAGGCCTGCATGCTGGGCAAGACGTGTCTCCGGCTCCAGCAGCCCACGGCGCGCGCGCGGCTGTCGGCGGTGCGCGTCAATTCGGTTCTGTTTGTACATCCGCGCCGCCCTCATTGCGCGCGTCGCTCTCTCAATCCGGCTCATTCCAGTGCTCCTCGTGATGGCTTGCATCGTAGAGGGGGCGCCGGTGCGTAAACAGGATGAAAAACCAAAATTCCAAAGGTGACGCATGACGTGCTGGTACAGCGAAACGAACTGGCTCGACGTTCTCTACACGTCGGTGCGAAACACCCCGGGCCGCGTTGAAGCGGCCGCGGCCTACCTCACGAACCGGCGCGGCACGCGCATTTCGGTCGAGGCGCTCCGTCTGCGCCTGCGCGGCGAGGCCGACACGAAGCTGTCGGTGGAGATGCTGGACCTGCTGGTCGAATGGATGCAGGAGCTTCGCCAGCCCCATGCCCTTGATGTGATCCACGCGCGCGCCGCCGCGCACGGCCTGGTCGTCGAGGCAGCGCCCACGGCGACGGGTGTCGACGGGGTGCTGCAGCAGTTTCTGCGGGTTGGCCTGGAGCATGGTGACGTGGCCACCGCCATCCAGGACGCTCTGGCCGACGGCAAGATCACGCACAAGGAAGCGGACCGGGTTGCCCGCTCAATACGCGAGGCGCAGCAGGCATTGCAGGGGCTGCTCATCACCGCGCGTGCGGCCGCGGCAGAATAGTCGTGGCGCGCTTCCATTCGGGAATGCTCTGCTGCAGGGCGGAGCGCACCGGCCAGGGCCTCGAGTGCAGTCTCTCCAGCATGCATAGCTGCGCCATTCGTGCGTGCGGCGCGCTGTCGGAGGACCAGCCGGACCGGCTACCGGGCTTCCTGCTGCGGCTCCTCTCGATCTTCGTTCCCAGCGCGGTGCACGACATTGCGCGCGCCGCCGGCTGCTTCGACCACTTCATCCCGGCCGCCGCGCGCCATTGCGCGGCGATTGCCTCCAAGTACGAGCGCCAGGTCTATGCCGGCTTGCTCGCCGAGATCCTTTCCGAGGCTGACTACAGCCGCTTCACTGAACTGCATGCCGCCGAATGGCGGCGTCTAAGGGAGAAACCATGAGCGATACCCAACCGAAGCCCCATTACGACGCGCGCCTGCTGCGAGCTGTCGGCCGGCGCGTGAATATGCGCAGTGCAGCGGGTTGCGCGCGCCTGCGCCGGCTCGGCCAGGCGCGCCGCACGGGACGATAATTCATGGCGACACTGGATCAGATCGTCCAGCAGCTCGCCCAGGCCGGCATGCCGGCATTGCCGGAGGGCCACCCGGTCGCCGACGGCAAGGTGAAGCGGTATGGGCCGGGCAAGAAGGCATGGTATGTCCTGCACGAGGCGCTGCTCGCCAGCGGCGCCGTTCAATATTTTGGCAGCTTCGGCGAATGGCAGGGCCTGGACAATGGCGCGCAGAAATTCCAGGCGGAGGGCGGCAAGCTGTCGGCGGCCGAGCGCGCCGACATGCTGCAGCGCCAGCGGCAGTTAGAGGTTCAGGAGGAGGAACGCCGGACACTGGAGGCGCAGCGCGCGGCCGGCCGGGCCACGGAGCAGTGGCGGCGCGCCGCGGCGACCGGCGAGTCAGAATACCTCGGGCGCAAGCAGTTGACGCCGGAGTGGGTGCGCTTTGACCCCGACGGCACGATCTACGTGCCGGTCATCCGGTACGACACCGCCCAGCTGGTCGGCCTGCAGAAGATCGCGCCGGACGGCAGCAAGCGGTTCAACAAAGGCATGGCGAAGAAAGGCGCAGCATGCCGGCTCGGCAAGCCGGGCGAGACCGACCGCATTGCGCTGATCGGCGAGGGCTACGCTACCGTGCGCTCCATTCGCATGGCAACGGAGGAGGCGATGGCTGCGTTCATCGCCTTTGATGCCGGCAATTTGCTCGAGGTAGGCCGTGTCGCGCGCCAGCAGTACCCGGACCTGCATCTGCTTTTCTGCGCTGACGACGACTGGATGATAGAGCGCCAGCTCGCGGCGCACCTCCTCAAGCGATACGGCCTAACGCAATCGCTCGAGGCCGGCGCGCCGCCGCAGCGGCTCGAGTGCAATGGCACCTGGTACGAGTTCGCGCTCGCGCGTGAGGTTGATGCCTTGGGCGGCACGTACCTGGCGCTCACGGTGTCGAATGACCGGGTGTTGCCGCACACGGTGCGTTTCGAGAACACGGGCCTGGCGCGCGCCCGCGCGGCAGCGGCGGAGCTGGGCAATGCTTCCGTCGTTGCGCCAGCGTTCGCGGCGCGCGGGGAGAATGCCTGGACCGACTTCAACGACCTGCATTGCGCCGAAGGGCTCCAGGTGGTGCGCGAGCAGATCTCCGCCGCGGTGCTGGCTGCGCTGATGCCGCCGGACGCTCGGCCGAAGTCGGAGAGCGATGCGCCGGCGCCCGCCGCGACGGCGGGCAAGCCCGGGCGGAAGGGCAAGGCCAAACTTGCCCTCGTCCCCGATGCTCCGCCCCCACGTCAGGCTGGCGCTGGGGCAGAAGACAACGAGGACGACGGTGCGGAGAATGGCGCGCTGCGCTGGGAGGCGCACCTTGCGCGCAATGACCGCGGCGCGATCCTCCCGACGCTGGACAACATCGCCAGCATCATCGAGAAGAATCCGCTGTGGCAGGGTGTCATCGCCCAAGATGAATTCACGGGGCAGGTGGTCAAGCTGAAGGCGCCACCATTCTCCGCCGGCGAAGTGGGGGAGTGGTCCGACATGGACGACCTGCGTACCACGCGCTGGATGGAGCAGCGATACTGCGTCCGGCCGCGGAAGGACATGGTTATGGAGGCGGTGCTGCTGGTCGCCGATCAATGCCGCTACCACGACGTGCGCAGCTATCTCGAAGGTCTCGCGCACGACGGCCGGCCGCGCGTCGAAACGTGGTTGTCGCAGTATTGCAAGGTGCCCGACTCGCCGTATGTCCGGCTGGCTGGTATGAAGTGGCTCGTGCAGGCCGTGGCGCGGATCATGCAGCCCGGCGTGAAGGCAGACTCGGTGCTGATCTTCGAGGGGGAGCAGGGCCTGAAGAAGTCTACGGCGCTCAAGGTGCTGGCTGGCGAGAAGTGGTTCACCGATGCAGCCTTCAAGCTCGGGGACCGCGAGGGCGCGATGATCATGCGAGGGAAATGGATCGTCGAGCTGGCGGAGCTGGATTCGTTCAACAAGGCGGAGTCCAGCGAGGCCAAGCGCTTCTTCACGACGCCAGTGGATCGTTACCGCACTCCCTACGGCAAGCGGCCTATCGACGTGCCGCGCATGTGCGTTTTCGGCGGTACGGTGAACCTGGACACCTACCTCAAGGATGAGACGGGGAACCGGCGCTACTGGCCTGTGCGTGTCATGGACGAGATCGATGCTGGGGCGCTAGCGGTGGATCGTGACCAGTTGTGGGCCGAGGCGCTCGCCCTGTATCGCAGCGGCATGCAGTGGTGGCCTTCCAGCGACGAGCGGCCGCTGTTCGAGCTCGAGCAGGATGCTCGCTACGAGGGGGATGTCTACGAGGCCGTCATTGCGAAGTTCGTGGAGCTGGTGCCGAAGGTCACGATGGAGGAACTGCTCGGCCAGGCGCTGAAGCTGGACGTGTCCAAGTGGACTCCAGCCGAGCAGCGGCGCGTGGGGAAGTGCATGAAATCGCTTGGCTGGGTGCGCGAGCGCGAGAGGAAAGCCAATGCAAAAGGCAAGCGTGATTGGTACTATGTGCGCCCGGAGGATGCACAGGGGGCTGAACCAGAAGGACCGATGCCACCGCTTCCGGGGAGCGACGATGATTCGCCGCTTTGACATGAGTACCGTCCACACTGGAGAAGGCAGAAATGCGTTTGGACAGAGAGACGAAGGGCAAGATCAATCGCGATGCATACGAGATGGCACGCGCGCTGTTCGAGCCGCTCCGGAGCGTGATGGAATACGAGATCGCGCTGGGAGCGGTTCGGGAAACCTGGTCGCCCGACGGCTTGGTGATGCGCTACGCCAATGGGCAGTTTGTGCTCGAGAGGCCGGAAGAATAGCGGGCTGTCCCAATGTCCCGGTTCGTTTGTCCCAAGGACGCTTCTTGGGACGTGTCCCATGTCCCAGATGCAATTTTCTTGGGACGGGCCGCAATCCCTTGCCCAGCAAGGATTGTCCCATGTCCCAAGGGACTCCCGCGAAATTCCGTGCGCATGACGTGGCGTGCACGGGAGCGCGCGATGGGTGCGTGTACGCGCGCCACATCATGCGCGGATTTTTCCTTTTATCTCTTGGGACATTGGGACAATGGGACAAGAGGGGAGAGCCGAATGGATGATCTGAGGGAGCAGGTCGCCGCGGCGATGAATCCGAAGGGGCAATTGGGCGACGCCGTGGCCCAGCCGGAGATGAAGCTCGGGGCGCTGGCCTTCGCCGATGACTTGGGCCGCATGCTCTGGCGCCTCAAGTACGGCCAGGACACCGCGCCGCAGACATTCCACCGCGCCGCGCTGCTCCTGGCGCGCCGGGCGCGCGGCCTGAAGCGCTTGCGGCGGGGCCATCGCATGAGCCGGCGCGCGACGGAAGCCGATCTTGGCGACGGCGATCTGCTGGAGCGGCTCGCAGCGCGGGCCGTGGCCGAGTGGGTCAATGATCGTTGCTCGAGCTGTTCCGGCCGCGGGCGAGTCGGTGGCGGCGCGGTGGTGCGCGGGCGCGATGGCTGTCCCGTCTGCGGCGGCGCGCGATGGATCTCGTGGGAGGAGCGCATTCCCTTCGCGGCGCCGGGCCTAGTGTTGCGCTGGCGGGATCGCTGCGATCGATGCAACGGGCTGGGCGGCGTGGCCGCCGGCGGCAAGCTGCATCGGATGGCAGTGTGCGCCGGGTGCGGCGGCTCCGGCCGCGCCCGATATGCCGATGCGGACCGTGCCCACGCGCTCCGCCTTCCGCTGGAAACCTACCGGCGGCGATGGTCCGACGTGCTGCTGGGCATGCTGGCCGTGCTGGATGCCTTCGACGGCGACACGGAGAATGTGGTGGCGCGCCAGCTTCGCGTGCGCATTGCATCTCCGACTGACATGGACTAGACTTCGCTCCAGTCGGCCATGCCGATCCCTTTCGCTGGCACTCGCGTTAGTCGTGCAGCCCTCCCAGGACAGAATAAAAATTAGGGGTGCCTGGTTGGTTCGTTGGGATCTGGCCGTCCATACAAAACGCAAGTCACTGAAGCCCGGAGCGCGCAAGCCTCCGGGCTTTTTCCGTTGCGCTTCGGCGCATACCCGCATGGCCCGCCGCAGCGCGGGCCGTTTTCATTGGAGCTTCCCATGATTAAGCCTTCTGTCGGCCGCAAGGTCTGGTATCGCCCGAGCGAAGCTGACCAGACCGGCCCCATCCCGATGGTCGCAAGTGCCGGCCAGCCGCTCGATGCCACCGTCATCGCGGTGTGGGGTGATCGTTGCGTCAACCTGAACGTGGTCGATACCGTCGGCCGTTCGTTCCCGGTCCTGTCCTGCACCCTGCTGCAGGATGGCGACGAGCCGTCCACCGACGCGGACGGCAACATCATCGGCCGCTATGCCGAGTGGATGCCGTACCAGACCGCGCAGGCGGCCAAGGACGCGGCGCCGGCCGCCTGAGCCTCCGTTGTCTCCACCCGCCGGTGACAGGGCGGGCTTCATGCGGGCTGGTGTTGTGGGGTGCCAGCCCGCTTTCTTTTTGGGGGAGTGCATGGCTACCGTCAGCGTCGACATCGGCTCAGTGCTGCGCGCGTTCAACGATGCGCAAGAGCGGCAGATGCCGTTCGCGGCGGCGCGGGGGCTCACGCGCCTGGCCGGGCTGGTCCGCGATGCCGAGACCGCCGCGATCGTGCAGGCCTTCGATAACCCCGTGCCGTTCACGCGGTCCGCGATTGGCAGCAGCGCGGCGACAAAGGCGTTGCTGGAGGCAACGGTCTTCATCAAGGATCGGCAGGCGGCGTACCTGCGCACGGAAGTGGAGGGCGGCCGCCGGGACCTCAAGACCTTCGAGCGGTTGTTCGGCAAGGGCATCGCCGTGCCCAGCGTTGGCGCCAAGCTGAACCAGTACGGCAACCTCACGCGCGGCACCATCAAGAAGATCGCCGCCGAGCTGAATTCGTCGGGCGAGTTCAAGCGCTACTTCATGGGCAAGCCTCGCGGGCACGACCTGCCTGAGGCGATCTATGCCCGCGTCGATGGCAATCGCCGCATCGTGCCGCTCCTGGTCTTCGTCAACGATGCCCAGTACCGGAAGCGGCTGGCCTTCAGCGAGGTGGCGGAGCACACGGCGCGGGCCAACTTCGAGCGCGAGATGCTGTTGGCCTGGCGCGACGCGCTGACCACGGCGCGCTGATCGGCGGCGTCGACCGGCTGGGCCGCCCGGCGGCCGGCCCCCCCAGGGGGGGGCGGGGGCGCCCGCCGGGGGCCCGCGGGTCCTTCCGGCCTCCCGACTCACAGGGGTCATTCACGCCCCGATTCATTTCCAGATGAAAGGGCGCCAAGGGTTAGTTAGTTTGGGGATGGGATGGGCAAGACCGTGAACCTGCTGGAGCTGGCCGAGATCACCGGATTCGCCGTGCAGACGCTGATTCGGTGGCAAAAGGACGAGGACATGCCGGTTCTGCTCGCTGGCCAGCGCGGCCGCGGCAACGAGTACGACACCGCCGCGGTCATTTCTTGGCTGGCGCGGCGCGAGGTCCATCGCGCTGGCCTGTCCAGCCCGAAAGACGAGCTTGATCGGGTGCGCAAGGTCGAAGTCGAGATCCGCATCGGCGAAAAGCTCGATCTGCTGGCGCCGGCCGCCACGTTCGAATCGCTCTGGAGCAACCACATCGAGGCGGCCAAGACCGAGTTGCTCCTGCTGCCCGGGAAGTTGGCTGACGCCGTGTTCGAGGCGCATGGCATCGAAGTCGACGAGCAACTGACCCTGCCGCTCATTGAGGAGTGCCTGGGCAAACTCCAACACCTGGACGAAGACGATGACGCTGACCCCGACTCTGAGCATCCTGACGATGCAGGAGACCTCGAGGAGGATGACGAAGACGGCTAGGCGCGCGCTGCGCGCGGCCGTGTCGCGCTGGGCGTTGCCGCCACGCATGAACGCGCTGGAATGGTCGCGCCGGCACCGCTATCTGTCGAGCATCGAGGCCGACCGCGCCGGCAAGTACGACCCGGAGGTGACGCCTTACCTGTGCTGGCCAGGCAATCCGCTCGAGGCGATCGACGATCCGAACGTGATCGAGGTGTGCTGCCAGAAGTCGGCGCAGGTCGCGTGGACCTCCGGTGTGCTCGGCAATATCCTGGGCAAGTGGATCGACCTCGACCCGTCGCCCATCCTTGGCCTGTTCCCGAAAGAGGGCGCGGCCAAGGAATACATGGCCGAGAAGTTCGAGCCGATGGTGGGCGCCACGCCGCGGCTTCGCGCCGCGGTGAATCTGCGCAGCCGCAAGGCGCAGCAGCGCATGCTGTTCAAGCGCTTTCGCGGCGGCTTCCTCAAGCTGGTCGGGTCGAATTCGCCGTCGAGCGTGAAGTCCAGCCCGATCCCGCGCGTCTTCATCGAGGAGCCGGACGACTGCAACCTCAACCTGCGCGGCCAGGGCGATTCGATCAAGCTGGCCAAGGAGCGCACGAAGACGTACCGGCGATCGCGCGTCAAGATCGTCATCGGCGGCACGCCGACCGTGGAGGGCACCTCGACCATCGCGGCCGAGATGGAGCTCTCGGACAAGCGGGTGGGCATGATTCCATGCCATCACTGCGGCGCGGAGCATGCGCTGAGTTTCGCCAACCTGCATTGCCCCGAAGATCCTGACGCGGCGCATCCGATCTACGGCAAGAAGGTGCCGGACGAAGCCTACTACGTGTGCCCGCACTGTGAAGGCCGATGGAACGATGCGGAGAAACGCCGCAATGTGAAGCAAGGCCGCTGGATGGCGACCGCGCCGTTCAACGGCATTGCCGGCTACTACATCAACGAGTTGTACAGCCCGTTCGCCGGCTCGACGATGCCTATCCTGATGGCAAATCGCCTCACGGCGATGCACCACCTGGAGATGGGCGACGAAAGCAAGCTCGTCGCCTTCGTCAACAGCTCGATGGGCTTGCCCTATTCGTTCAAGGGCGACCAGCCCGAGGCCAGCGTGCTGGCGGAGCGGGCGGAGCCATATGCCGCCGGCGTTGTGCCTGCCGGCGGCCTCGTGCTCGTCATGGGCGTCGACGTGCAGCCCGACCGCCTGGAGGTGGTTTTGCGCGCCTACGGGCGCGGGGAGGAATCCTGGTTGGTGCGGTATGACCGGCTCTATGGCCAGCCGGGCCTGATTACGGATGATGTCTGGAACCAGCTCGACAAGCTGGTCTTCGGCAAGTACCGGCATGAGCGCGGCTTCGCCCTGAGCCTCTCGGCGGTGTCGATCGACAGCTCGGACGGCAACACATCCGATGCGGTTTACAAATACGTGCGATCGCGCCAGGGCCGCGGCGTTCCGCATGTCATGGCGATCAAGGGCGCGCGCAGTCCCGATGCGGAGATCTTCCGTAAGCCCGGGCCGGTGATCGAGACCAACAAGAAGAACACGAAGGCGGCGCGCTACGGCGTGTCGGTCTTCATGGTCGGCGTTGGCCGCGCCAAGGACCTGTTGATCGGCGAACGCGGTCGCGTCGGACTGGAGGGCAAGGGGCCGGGCCGCTTTCACGTCTACAAGGACGTGATCGCCGACTACTTCGACCAGTTGCTGGCGGAGGTCAAGGCGCCGGTGCGCCAGAAAAACGGGCACGTGGTGCGCGTCTGGCAGAAGAAGGTCGGCAAACGCAATGAGGCGCTCGACTGCGAGGTCTACGCATTGCACGCCACGCGCGCGGCCAAGGTCCACCTGATGCAGGAGCGGGACTGGTCCACGCTCGAGGCGCGGCTGTCGCAAGGCGGCCTGTTCGACGACATGCCGCCACCACCGGCGCCGCTTCAAGTTGCCGACGCGCCATCACCTGTACCCGCCGTGCCGGAGTCGGAAGATGAGGACCCGGACGAGGATGCGCTGCAGGCCCGGCCACAGCGAGCCGCAGAGCCGGCTGCCGCCGACACATCACCCAACCTGCCACCGCGGGCGCGGCGCCGAAGATACGGCACCGTCTCGCGCGGCGTGGAGATCTGACCCATGATTACTGCAGAACAAGCACAGGCGCAGCTCGACGCATGGCTCGCCGCCAGCCTCGCGGTGGCACGCAACCAGTCTTACGAGATCGAGGGGCGCAAGCTCACGCGCGCCGACGCGGCCGAGATCCGCCGGCAGATCAATTTCTGGGAGGGCAAGCTCGCGGCCGCGCGCAACGGTGGCCGCCGCATGCGCATCGGCTACGGGGTCGCCGAATGAAAGTCGGCAAACCAGACCTGAAGCTCACGCTGACGGACCGGATCGTCAACTACTTCGATCCGGTCGCCGGCAACCGCCGGGCCCAGGCGCGCACCGCGCAGGCCTACTCCGGCGCATACGAGGGTGCCTCGCGTTCCAAGCGCTCGTTGCGTAACTGGTTTGCGTTCGGCGGCTCGGCCGATGCCGACCTGCTGCCGGCGCTGGCCGAGCTGCGCAATCGTAGCCGCGACCTGGCGCGAAACAATCCCCTGGCGCTGGGCGCCATCAACACGGCGGTGACGAATGTGGTCGGCACCGGGCTTGCGCCGCAGCCGACCATCGACGCGGAGGTGCTGGGCTTGACGGAGGAGCAGGCGTCCACCTGGCAGCAGCAGGCGCAGCGGGAATTTTCCCTGTTCGCTGACACGAAGGAATGCGACATCTCGCTAGCGCAGACGTTCTACGAGATGCAGCAGCTGGCGTTCCGTTCCACGCTGGAAAATGGCGACCTGTTCGTAGTCACGCCCCTCCTGACGCGCCACCGCACTGCATATCGCCTCCGCCTGCAACTGATCGAGGGCGATCGCTGCTGCAACCCGAACTACGCCGCCGACACGGAGAATCTTGCTGGTGGTATTGAGATGGACGACTACGGCGCCCCGGTTGCCTGTCACTTCCTGCGCAAGCACCCGGGCGGTATCGGTGCCCGCGCAGGCAAGCGCATCTGGGATCGGCGCGAGGTATTCGGCAACGGCACCGGCCGCCGCAACGTGCTGCACCTGTTCGAGCGGCGGCGGGTTGGCCAGACACGCGGCCAGCCGTACCTGGCGCCCGTGATTGAGCCGCTGCGGCAGCTCGGTATCTACACGGAGGCCGAGCTGGCCGCTGCGGTTGTATCGGGCATGTTCACGGTCTTCATCAAGACCGAGGACGGGCAGGGCGTTTTGCCCGAGGACGAAGGGAAGGAATCGCAGCCGGACTACCGGCTTGGCAAAGGCGCAGTTATCCAGGGTGCGCCCGGCGACAGCGTTGAGGTCATCAACCCAGGCCGCCCGAATGCGTTGTTCGATCCCTTCGTGCAGTCGATCCTGCGCCAGATCGGCGTGGCGCTCGAGTTGCCGTTCGAAGTGCTCATCAAGCACTACACCTCGAGTTACACCGCGGCGCGCGCGGCCATCCTGGACGCATGGCGCTTCTTCAAGCTGCGTCGCTTCTGGCTCTCGACAAACTTTTGCCAGCCGGTCTACGAGCTGGTGATGGACGAAGCGGTCGCCAACGGCCGCCTGTCGGCGCCGGGTTATTTCACTGATCCCCTCATCCGGCGCGCCTGGTTGGGCTGCCAGTGGGTGGGTGACGCGCCGGGCGCGGTCGATCCACTCAAGGAAGCGCTGGCGTCGGAGAAGAATCTGGCGATCGGGCGCACTACCCTGGCAAAGGAAACAATGGCCTATGACGGGAGCAATTGGGTCGACAACCACGCGCAGCAGGCACGGGAGATGGAGGCCCGCCGCCGCGATGGGCTCCTGGTGCCGGCCACGGCCAGCGGCGCAGAAATGGAGCCCGGGCTCGATGACCCCTCGGCGCCGCCCGACCCCAGCGACCCCAAGCCTTTGCCGGATCTGCCGGCCAACAAGTAACGCGGACCCGCCCATGTGGCGGGTTTTGTTTTTCAGGAGCAGTGATGAATCGACTACTCGATGTGGTGACGGCGCCCTGGGCGATCCTGCCAGCCAAGCTCTCGGAGATCGTCGCAGCTTACGACGCGCGCATGCTGGGCGAGCAGATCGACCTGCAGGCGGTAGCCGCCAGCCTGGGCCGGCCGCTCGGCAGCGAGCCGCAGGACTACGAGATCGTCGACGGTGTGGCGATCATTCCGATGATGGGCACGATCGCGCGCCGCGCGAATCTGTTCAGCGACATCTCCGGCGGCGCTTCCAGCGACCTGGTGATGCGCGATCTGCGCTCGGCTGCGGCGAACAGCCGGGTGAATTCGATCCTGCTGCATGCCGACACACCCGGCGGCACCGTCGCCGGCACGCAGCAGACCGCCAACGTGATGCGTGAGGTAGGCGCGGTCAAGCCCGTCGTCACCCTGGGCGATGGTCTGATCGCCTCGGCCGGCTACTGGATCGGCGCCGCCGCACAGGCGGTGTTTATCGCCGACGGCACCACGCAGGTCGGCTCCATCGGCGTCGTGAGCAGCCACCGCGACGTGTCGCGCTCCGAGGAAATGCGCGGCGTCAAGACCACCGAAATCTATGCCGGCAAGTACAAGCGCATCGCCGGCAGCTACGCGCCGCTGTCCGAGGAGGGCAGGGCTTCGGTGCAGGACTACGTGGATTACCTGTATGGCCAGTTCGTGCAGGCCGTTGCGGAATACCGCGGCGTCAGCACTGAGAAGGTCCTGGCCGACATGGCCGACGGGCGCATTTTCGTCGGCCAGCAGGCCGTCGATGCTGGGCTGGTTGACGGCATTGCCACGCTCGACCAGCTGGTCGGCCGGCTTGCCGCTGGCGAGTTCAAAACCCCCGGGGCCGCAGTGCCCCGTCCCAAGACCCGGGCGGATATGCCCACTTCTCCGAAAGGAAACTCCATGAGCATCACGACCCGCGACGAGCTGGCGGCAGAATCGCCCGCACTGCTGCAGGAAATCGAATCCGCCGCCCGCGCCGCCGGCGAAGCTGCCGGCGCCACCGCCGAGCGCGCACGCATCCTCGGCATCGAGGCGCACGCGATGGTCGGCCACGAGGCGCTCATTGCCTCGCTGAAGGCCGACGGCAAGACGACGCCGGACCAGGCCGCCGCCCAAGTCCTGGGCGCGCATCGCGCGGCGCTGGCCAAGCAGGCCAGCGGCCAGGCTGCCGACGCTCCGCCGCCGCTGCCGGCGTCGGTAGATGCCAGCGCTGGCGGCAAGAAGGATGCGCCGACCAAAGCGCAGATCGCCGCGCGCGCGGCCGAGCTGCGCCGTGAGGCCGAGGCCAATGGCGGGAGCCTGTCCTACGCCGCGGCGGCCACGCAGGCCGCCAAGGAACTGGCGCAGGACTGACCGCACCGCGTCTCTCATCACTTCACAGGAAATCACCATGAGCAATCCCGGACTCCTCAAGGCCCATATCGCCGAGGGCCCGCTGGCCAAGAATCGCATCGTCACCCACGGTGCGACCGACGGCAGCGTCAAGCAGGCCACCGCGGCCACCGATCCCCTGCTGGGCGCCACCGAGGGCTTCGCTTACGTCGCCGGCGACCGCCCGACCATCGTGCGCAGTGGTATCGCCGACATCGAGTACGGCGGCAACGTCACGCGCGGTCAGCCGCTGACCGCGGATGCGGTCGGCCGTGCCGTCGCGGCGGCGCCGGCCGCTGGCAGCAACGTTCGCATCATCGGCTTCGCCGACGTGTCGGGCGTCCAGGGCGACATCTGCCCGGTGTCCTTGGCGCCCAGCGTGATGCAGGGCTAGACGCCCCGTCCCGCCTTCCTTCTTCCCTTTCTTCTAGGAGTCATCCATGACGACTGCTGTCGCTCCGTACCCGATCAATCTGCAGCTCATCGCGGCGATCGTGATTGCCTACGCCAACGGCGAGATGATCGCCGACCAGGTGATGCCGCGCGTGCCGGTTTCCCAGGCCGAGTTCAAGTATCTGGTGCAAACGGTCGCTGACCACTTCACCGTGCCCGACACCCGTGTGGGCCGCAAGGCGAAGCCCAACCAGGTCGAAAGCTCCGGCACCATGCAGACCGGCGCCGTGTTCGACTACGGCCTGGACGAGATCGTCCCGGTCGAGGACGTGAAGAACGCCCCGGAGGGTGTCGACCCGTTGGCGCTCGCCGCCGAATTCGTGATGAAGCTGGTCACGCTCGACCGGGAGGTACGCGTGGCCAACACCGTCTTCGGTGCGGCGAATCACACCAACAAGCTCACCCTGGCGGGCTCGGCGCAGTGGTCCGACTACACCAGCTCGGACCCGATCACGGCCATCCTGACCGCGTTGGACGCGCCGATCATGCGGCCGAATGTGGCGATCTTCGGTCGCACCGTGTGGACCAAGCTGATCCTCCACCCGAAGGTGATCGACTACGTGAACGGCAAGGGTGGTACGTCCGGCGGCGTGACGCGCCAGCAACTGGCCGGCGCAATTGAGATCGATGAGATCCTGGTCGGCAGTGCTTTCGTCAACACGGCGCGCAAAGGCCAGGCGATGTCGCTGCAGCGTTGCTGGGGCAAGCATGCGGCATTCATCTACCGCGAGAAGCCGGCGGAGACCACGCGCTCCACCACCTGGGGCTTCACCGCGCAGCAGGGCGAACGTATCTCCGATGCCGATTTCGGCAAGCAGTATGGCGGCCTCGAGGGCAGCTACATGGTGCGCGCTGGCGAGCGCGTCAACGAACTGGTGACTGCACCGGATCTGTCCTTCTTCTTCCAGAACGCTATCGCCTGAGGGCGCTAGCGCCGCGTCTTGTCAGAGCGGCCCGCCATGTGCGGGCCGTTTCCTTTTCGAGAGGAACAGCATGAGAGTCAAAGCAATCTGGCCGGTGGATACCGGCAGGAAGGAGCCGCACGCCGCCGGCGCCGAGTTCGATGTCTCGCCGGAGCTTGCCTCCGAGCTCAAGGCGGCGGGCGCGGTGGAAATCGTGGAGCGCAAGCGCGGTGGCGAGCCGAAGAACCCGGCCGGCACGCAGCTGGAGCCGCCGCCCCCCGATCCCGGCGCGCCTGGCGCGCCCGGTGGTAGCGGCGCCGGCGATACGGATGCCGGCGACGACCAGACCGGCGACCAGGGCGGCCAGGGCAGTAACCCCGGCTCGCAGGCCTGATGGACGGCGAGGACCTGGACGATTTTGTCGAGGATTTCGGCGAGCTCGTCAACGTGCCCAGCCGGGGCATTTCCCACAAGGCGCTCATCAACCATCTGCCCGGCGACACGCTCAACGGTCTCTCGCGGGGCAATGGCGTGCAACTGCTGGGCCGTGCGGATCTGTTCGGTGTCCTGGCGGCCGGTGATGTGGTGACGGTGAGCGCCGGCCCCGCGGCCGGGGACTACAACCCGGTCGGCGAGCCCGCGAAGCGCAGTGACGGCGCGTTCGTGCTGATCGATCTCAACCCGGTATCGACATGACCACCACCAAGCGCGAGGAAATGGCCCAGCGCCTCTACGAGCGCTTGCAGGCCGTGCCCGGTCTGCAAGCGCTGGGACTGGCGTTCTCCCGGTCCCTCTTTGCCGCATTGGACATGCGCGGAAAGAAGCGTGTTCTGGTGGTGCACCACGGCAAAGAGCAGCTCGGCGCCGAGTCGACTGCGGAGATCGACCGGCATGCCGTGCTGATCGTGACCATCGTGACGCGCGACCCGGACCCGGACAGCCTGTCCGAAGCTGCGTTCGCGCTGATGCATCCCGCCGTCATGACGTTCACGGACCCCGCGCTGATCGACATCAGTGAGCTGGGCACGGACGCACCCAGCTACGACAACCTCGGCGGCATCGTCGGCGCGCGCGCAGTCCACTACGACTTCTTTTACCGCACGGGGCGTGACAGCCTCAGTGCATAGGAGATCCAGATGAAGCAAAACACGGAGGCCGGGCCGCCGGCGGACGCGGCTACCACCGCGGCCACGCCGGCACCGTCCGATTCGGCCAGCGTGCTGGCCACCGACCATTTCGCCGGCGTGGCGGGCTCGTTCGAGTTCGATCCGGTCAGCGGCACGCGCCGTCCGGTAGCCGGGCCGGCCATCAACCAACCCGAGGAGAATCAGCATGGCTAAGCTCAATCGAAAGACGGTGCTGCTGGCAAAAATCGAGACGACGCCGGGCACCGATGCCGTTCCGACCGGCGCCGCCAATGCCATCCTGGCGCGCTCGTGCACCGTGCAACCGCTGGTGGCGGAGAACGTGCCGCGCAATCTCATCCGGGCCTATTTCGGCAACAGCGAGCAGATCCCGGTGGGCATTCACAGCGAGCTCGACTGCGAGGTCGAACTGGCCGGCGCCGGCGCGGCCGGTACGGCACCGGCCTGGGGGCCGCTCATGCGTGCGTGCGGCATGTCCGAAACCGTCACAGCGGCCACGGATGTCAAATACGCGCCCGTGACTGGCACCAACGAGACGGTGAGCATCTACGCCTACATCGACGGCCTGCTGCACAAGCTGGTCGGCTGTAAGGGTACGGTGGCCTTCGACATCACCGCCAAGCAGGTCCCGGTGATGCGTTTCAAGTTCATCGGTACGTTCGCGCCGGTGACGGATGCGGGTAATCCGGCGGGCGTGGACTACTCGAAATTCCAGCGGCCGGCCGCGGTCAACAAGACCAATACGGCAACCTGGTCCATCTCCGGCTATACGGGCCCGTTGCAGGCGCTGCAGATCGATCTGGCGAATACCCTGGTCTGGCGCTCGTTGGTCGCCTACGAGGGCGTCGAGCAGACCGATCGCCAGCCGACCGGCAGCATCAACATGGAGCTCACCACGGTGGCCAGCAAGGACTGGTGGTCGACCGTGCGCGACGTGGTGCTGGGCGCGCTGTCGATCACGCACGGTACGGTGGCCGGCAACATCGTCAAGATCGACGCTCCCAAGGTGCAGATGTCGAACCTGGCATACGCCGACCAGGACGGCGTTGCGATGATGACCTCCAACCTCACCATCAATCCGAACGTGGGCAACGACGAGCTGCTGATTACGGTCAAGTAGCCGGCTGCGGCCTTGCCGCTGCACAACCCGTGAGGCCCGCCGTCGAGCGGGCCTCCGTCATTTCCAGGAGAACCACCCCAATGGCATTCAAGCTCACCACCACGCCGACCTTCGGCGCGCGCGTCACCGTCGAGACCCTCAACGAGAGGGGCGTCATCGAGAAATCGCAATTCCTGGCGATTTTCACCCGCTACACCGTGACCCAGCTCGAGGAGCTCAAAGCACGTTGGCTGTCCGAGGGCAAGGATGATCCCTGCTGGCTCGCGCGTCAGGTCCTGGTCGGCTGGAAAGAGCTGGTAGCCGACGACGGCACCGTGGCCGAGTTCAACGAAGAGAACAAGGCCGTGCTGCTGCAGATCCCGCCGGCTGTCGCCGCGTTGCAGGCAGCGTTCTGGGACAACGTCATCACCTCGCGCGCAAAAAACTGATCGAGGCCGCGCGGCATTGGGCCGGCGCGCGCGAAACCGACTTCGAGGCGGACGCCGATGTGGCCGACGCGCTGGAGGCGATGGGTGCGCCGGCGGAGGTGGTGGCAGCAGCGCGGGCCCGGGGCAGTGGCGAGGATTTTTTCTACCACGACGACACCCGGGAGGCGGTGCTGTTTTTCCTCGACCTGTGGAGCCAGTGGAACCACGTTGGCACGATGGCCGGTGTGGTGCGCACCGGCCTCAACTACCCAGCCGTGGAGAGTGCCATGCGCCTCAGCGGCATCGGTGGAAAGAGCCGCGCGGCCTTGTTCGCAGATCTCCAGTTGATGGAGAGTGCGGCGCTCAAAGTCTTCCTGGAGGAAGCCGAGAGACGCCGCCGATGACCACAACACCCGCTTCGGCGGGTGTTTTCATTTGAAGGGAGGGGCCTGTGTCCGATCTCGGGAACATGGTTGTCCGGTTGCGTGCTGACCTGGCCGAATACAAACAGGATATGGCCGGTGGCGCCGCCGTCGCGGTGCAAACCGGGGCCAAGATCGAGGGCGCCATGCAGGGCGCCGCGACACGAGCGGAGCAGAGCGCCGCGATCGTGGCGCGCAGCTCGGAGCGCCTGGCCGGCTCGATGAACCGGGCCGTGGAATCCACCGGCGCGCTGAACCGCCAGTTTGATGGTCTTCTGCGCACGCTCGGCGGCATCGGGCTCGGTCTCACCATCAGCGAGATGGTCAGCCTGTCGGATGCCTCCACCAATCTGGCGGCGCGCATCGGCCTGGTGTCGTCCTCGGCCGCGGCGGCGACGCAAACGCAGGCTGCGCTGTACGACATCGCGCAGCGCACGCGCCAGCAGTGGGAAGGGGTGACGCAGACCTACTCCTACCTCGCCAAGGCGGGCCAGGAGCTGGGCGTCAGCCAGGAAAAAATCTTGCGCGTGACCGAGAATACCTCCAAGGCCATTGCGCTCAGCGGCGGGGCTGCGGAAACGACCCAGGCTGCCCTGGTGCAGTTTTCGCAGGGCCTCGCCAGCGGCACGCTCCGCGGCGAAGAGCTCAATTCGGTGCTCGAGCAGGCGCCGCGCCTGGCGCAGGCATTGGCTGACGGCCTGGGCGTCTCCATCGGGGAGCTGCGCAAGCTGGGCGAAGAGGGCAAGCTGGTACCGGCGCAACTGCTGGATGCGCTCGACAAGGCCGGCAAGCAACTGCGCGCGGAGTTCGCCTCGATGCCGCTGACGGTCGAGCAGTCGTTCACCCAACTGCAGAACGCGCTCATGAAGCGCATCTCGGACATGAACGAGGCCTCGGGCGTGTTCCGCAAGCTGGCGGATGGCGTTTCCTTCCTGGCCATGAATCTGGACTACGTGACGGCGGCGCTCACCGGCCTTACCGCCGCCAAGGCGGCAGATTGGGCGCTGAATGCGGCGTCTTCGTTCGCGCGCAAGGCCGATGCAGCCATGCTGTCGGCAGCAGCGACCCGGCAGGAGACCACCGCTACGCTGCTGGCGATCGAGGCCGAGGTTGCCCGCACCGCGGCGCGCACGGCGGACATGACGGCGAGCTCGGCGGCTATCGGTGTGGCGCGTACTGAGCAGACGGCCCGTTTGGCCAGTGCCAATGCGTCGCTGCAAGCCGCTGAGGCGACGCTTGCCGCGGCCACGGCCGCCGGCGCGCTGTCCGGTGCCCTGCGGCTAGTGCGCGAGGCCGACCTACAGGCGACCGCGGCAACGGCGGCGCGCTCGGCGGCGCTGGCGGAGCTGGCCGTCCTGGGTCAGCAGCAAGTGCGCGTGAACCTTGAGGTGGCCGCCGCCACCGAGGCCAATGCAGCGGCCCAGCGCTCGCTGGCAACTGCCCAGGCGGCGGGCGCTGGTGGTGCCGGCATCGCCGCTCGGGCCCTGGGCCTGCTGGGCGGCCCGCTGGGGGCGGTGGTGACTGTGCTGGGCCTCGGTGTCACGGCGTGGGAGATCTACTCGGCCAGGCAGCGCGATGCCGCGCGCGAAGCGGCGGATTCGTCGGGCAAGCAGGCGGCCGTCAGCGTTCAGACGACGCAGCAGATCATTGACGATCTGAACAAGCAGATTGCCAAGTACCGGGAGCGCAACGAAGTGCGCGACGGCACGCCGGCGGCCGATACGGCGAGGCTGGTCGACCAGAAGCAGCGCTTGGCGGACCTGCACACGCGGAATGCTGCCATCACGCCGGAGCAACGCGCTGCCAACCCCTATAACCCGGATCTGCTGGATGAAGCGCGGCTCGAGAACGCCATCGTCGAGGCGGAGACAGCCATGCGCGCGGAGCGCGTGCGCAAGCTTCAGGCGGAAAACGAAAAGTTCGATCAGCAGCTCAAGGGCATCAACGAGAACTACGAGAAATACATCACCACGCAGAAGGGCTTGCTGGCCGAGGGTGCCATCAGCCTCTCTACCTACGTCGATCGTGTCAAGGTGGCCTATGACAAGTGGGCCGGCGGCTCCAAGGACGCGGAGACGGCCAATAAGGCCTTCCAGAACATGCTGGGCGGCCAGATGGCGTCGATCGAGCAGCAAAGCAAGCTGCGCGAAGACACGCTCAAGCGCGAGCTGGCCAACATCGACCGCCTGCGCAAGACCGGGCAGATCACGGAGAGCGAGGCGCTGCAGAGTAGCTACGATGCACGCGAGACGGCCCTGCAGGGCGAGATTGCGCAGGCCAAGCAGCTCGAGGACCTGGCCGCCGGCAAGAAAGAGCTGGCGGCACGCGAGAAGTACCACGGCGAGCGCGTGCGCCTCGAGGCGGAGCTCGCGGCGTTGGACCAGGAGCGCGTCAACGCGCTCAAGGACCAGACCGAGCAGCTCTACCGTGCCCAGGCGGACAGCGACCAGAAGACGCTGATGGGCATCGAGCAGCGCATCGTGGCCGTGAAGGACGAAACGCTGCTGTACGGGCGCCTGCCGTCGGTGATCGAGTCGGTGACGGTCGCTCGCCTCCAGGAGCGGCGGGAGGCCATTGCCATGCTCGACCCCATGAGCGACCAGCTCAAGGCGCTCGATGCGGAGATCGACGCGCGCAAGCGCCTGCAGGAGGCGCTGTCGGCCAAAGAGACCACCGAGGCCCGCTATGACCTGGCCAAGAAAACCGAGGAGGAATGGAAGCGGCTCTCCAACGAGCTGGGACAGGGCCTGACCGATTCCCTGTTCCGCGCCTTTGAATCGGGCAAGGATTTCGGCCGCACCTTCCTGGACGGCCTCAAGAACCTGGCCAAGACCACCCTGCTGCGCATTCCTATCCAGTACGTGCAGAACGGCATCCTGAGTGCCTTTGGCCTGGGTGGGGGCAGCGGTGGCGCCGGCGGGGCCATTCAAAGCGCGGCGGACCTCTACGGCATGGTCGACAAGATCAAGACGGGCTACGGCCTGGTGTCGGCCTGGCTGGGCGGTGGCGGTAGCGCGGCAACCGGCGCCACGTTCGGCGGGACCGGCTTCCTGGCTGGTGGCCTGTTCGGGGCCGGCACCGGCGCTTCGATCTATGGCGCTGGTGCCGCCGGCGTGGCCTATGGTGCGAATGCCGGCCTGTCGCTGTACGGAGCGGGTACCGCCCTGTCGCTGTCGGGCAGCACGGCCGGCCTCGGCGCAATGGCCGGCTCCGCTGGCGCCAGCGCCGGCGGCATCGGTGCCGGCATCAGCGGTGCGATGGCCGCGGTGCCGGTGGCCGGCTGGGTGGCGGCGGGGATGGCGGCGGCAGATGCCTTGTTCGCCAAAGGGTGGGACTACAAGAAAGTGGACATGAACACCCTCGGCAAGGTCTACGGGGCAGCCACGTTCGGCGCGGACAGCCTGCTGCGCAGTGTCGGCGTCAGCGATCGCTTGGCCAACGTGCTTTCCGGTGCCTCGACCATCACGGCGCTGTTCGGCCGCAAGAAGCCGGAAGTGCAGGCCGCCGGCATCGTGGGCGACTTCACCGCCGACGGGTTCAGCGGTCAGCAGTTCGTGGACTGGAAGGCCAAGGGTGGCTTGTTCCGCAGCGACAAGAAATGGACCGACTACTCGGCGCTGGACGACCAGCAATCTGCTGTGTTTGGTGGCGCCGCCAAGGGTTCGCTGGCGTTCTATGAGAATCTGGACAAGCTCGCGGGCGGTGCAGGCCTGCAAGACCGACTCGGCTCGTTCCGCTACAGCGTGCGAGCGGATCTGCGCTCGCAGGACCAGGTGGACCAGCTGCTCAAGGACATGTCGAACTCGATGGGCAGCCAGCTGCTGCCGCAGCTCGAGGCGCTCCGTCAGGGCGAGGAATCGGTGTCCGATGCGGCGCAGCGTTTGACCGATGTCTACACTTCCACCAATACGGTGGCGTCCGTCCTTGGCAAGACCACCGAACAGGCCTTTGGTGGGGTGGGCCTGGCCACGGCCAAGCTGCGGCAGAACCTGGTCGACCTGGGCGGCGGGCTGGACACGTTCAACGCCAAGGTGGCCGACTACTACGCCGGCTATTTCTCCGACGAGGAGAAGATCACCAGGTTGCGCAGCCAGCTCTCCGACAGCTTCAAGGATCTTGGGCTCGCCATGCCGGAGACCCGCGCGGGCTTCCGGGCCTTGGTCGAATCGCTGGACCTGAGCACGGACAACGGCCAGCAGCTGTTCGTGGCGATGATGAACCTGGCGCCGTCCTTCGGCCAGGTGGCGGATGCCACGGCGGCGGCGGAGGCCGCCACCAAGGCATTCGGCGACCAGGTGAAGCAGTTTCAGGACCAGCTGCTACTGGGCAACCTCTCGACGCTCACGCCCGAGCAGCAGTATGCGGAGGCGAAGCGCCGCTATGACGAAACATCGGCCAAGGCAATGGGCGGTGATGCTGATGCTCGGTCGCAGTGGTCGCAGATCGCGCAGGCCTTCCTGGAAGCATCGCGGGCCTACTACGCGAGCGGCGGCCAGTATACCGACGACTTCAACAAGGTCCAGGGTTTCAGGCCGGACGGCTCGCACGCGAACGGCCTGGCCTACGTGCCTTTCGACGGGTACATGGCGGAGCTGCACAAGGGCGAGCGGGTGCTGACCCGGGAGGAAAACGCGCGGTTCAGCAAGCCGGCGGACTGGTCCGGTTTCGGTCGGGGCGGCGCGCCGGCGATGACGGCGGAAATCAAAGCGCTGCGTGCTGAGGTTCAGGCGCTGCGCGAAGACAACCGCCAGCTCGCCGCCGCGCGCATGCAGCAGGCCCAGGACAACCACCAGGAGGCCGTCACGGTGGCCGGCCGCCAAAGCCGGCGGCTGGACGATATTTCCAACAACATCAAGCCATGACCATTGCAATTGAGGTGACTGCCTGGCGGATCTCGGCCGCGGCGGTGGAGACCTTGCGCTTTGCAAGCGAGGGCTTCACCACGCGGCCGACTGATACGCCGGCCAATGCGTACTTCGACGGCCGCCTGCAGGAGCAGCCGCGGCTGGGCCGGTCGCTGTTCGACCGCGCCACTACCTACGGCGCGTCGCGCGCCTCGGTCGGGCAGATTCGCCTTCTGAATCCCGATGGCGCGCTCGATCTGCTGGCCACCGACTACGCCGTCGACGGCCGGCCCTTCGTCGTGAAGGTCGGGCAGCTCGGCACGCCGGTGGCCACCTGGTCGACGGTGATGTCCGGTCTGCTCGATGACGTTGCCGCGGAGGACGGCGTTGTCAATCTGAAGGTGCGCGACCGCCTGGCCTTCCTGGGCAAGCCGCTGGACCGGCCCAAATACGCGGGCAGCAACGTGCTGCCCGACGGTGTGGAGGGCACGAAAGACGACCTCAAGGACCAGTACAAGCCGCGCATCTATGGCGCGGTGCTGAACGTGCCCACGAAGGCGGTCAACACGTCCAAGCTCGTCTATCAAGTCTCCGACCAGGCCTGCGCCGTGAGCGCGGTCTATGACAACGGCGTGGGGCTGGCTCGCGGCGCCGACTACGCCGACCAGACGGCGCTGCTGGCTACCGCGCCGGCGGCCGGCACGTTTCGCTGCTGGCAGGGCCTGTTCCGGCTCGGCTCCGCGCCGGCGGGCCAGGTGACAGCGGATGCGGCCACGGTCGAGCAGCGCGCGGGTGCGCTGCTCCAGCAGGTCGCGCTCGACGCGGGCATCCCCGCCGCCGACATCGAGGGCGCAGACGTGGCGGCGCTGAACGCGGCCAACGCGGCGGCGGTCGGGGTGTGGGTGGACGGCGAGACGAATGGGCAGGCGGTGATGGATACGCTCGCCAATGCCATCGGCGCCTGGTACGGCTTCGACCGGCTCAACCGCCTGCGCATGGGGCGCCTCACGCAGCCGGCGGGCGTGCCGGTTGCACGCTGGCCGGCGGATGCCGTGACCAGCCTGGTGTTGCGCGAGGCGGGCGTGCCCAACTGGCGCACCGTGGTGCGGTACGCACGGAACTACACCGTCCAGGCCCAGCCCGCCGGCAGCGTGTCGCAGGCACGCAAGGCCTTCCTTGCCGAGGAATACCGGCAGGCGGCCGTCGAGGTGCCCGCAGTCAAAACGCCGTGGCCCTCCTCGGAAGAGCTGTCGTTCGATACGGCCTTGATCGCGGAGGCTGATGCGGTGGCGGAGGCCAACAGGCGCAGCGCGCTGTATAGCGTGCGGCGCATGCTGGTTGACGCCGACGTGCCGCTGTCGGAGCTGGCCGCCGTCGACCTGGGTGCGGTCGTGATGCTGGACGGCGCCAGATACGTGGCGCCCGGGCGGCTGCTGTGCGTGATCGCGCTGGATGCCGGTGTCGATAACGACACCGTGAAACTGACATTGTGGGGGTAGGGTGGCCAACGTTCTTCTTGCGCATCCCAACATCGCCGATACCGGCACGCTGAGCGGCGGGGCCTGGCAGGTCAGCCGCGACAACCTGAAAGACCGGCGCCTGTCGCGCGTGGCGCGCACGGCAACGGCAGCCAAGGCCGACACGCAATTCACGCTGGACCTCGGTCGCAGTCGACTGATGACGGTGATTGCCATCGTTCGGCACAACGTCTCGACCTCCGGTAAGTGGCGTGTGCGTCTGGCCACCGATCCGGGCTTTGCCGCGCCGGTCTACGACAACGCGGTGACGGTGCCGCTGGACGGGTCGCCTTCGCTGCAGATGGATTTCCTCACGCAGACCTTTATGGCGTGGGAGCCAGACTGGCAACTGGCATGGCCAACGCTGTTCCCGACCAGCGTGCTCGAGTGGGAAGATGACAATTTCTGGACCGGCAGCATCACCGAGGAGGAGCGCAGGGAATATCCCTCGTTGCTGCTGGCCATTTTGCCGAAGCCGACCGCGGGCCGGTATGTCCGGGTGGAGATCGATGACGAAACGAACCCGGACGGCTATGTCGAGTTCGGCCGCATATTCGTCGGCAGTGCCTGGCAGCCCCTTTACAACGCCAACTATGGCGCGTCGATCGCCTGGGAGACCGATACCGGGATGCAGCGTGCGCTGTCCGGTACGCCGTATTTCGATCACAAGGCGGGCCGGCGCGTGACGCGCTTTGATCTCGGTTTCCTGACCCGGGATGAGGCCCTTGGCCGCATGTTCGAGATCCAGCGCAAGGCCGGCATCGACGGCGAGATCCTTCTGGTGTGGGACAGGGACGACGCGATCAATCTGATGCGGCAGTCGTATCTCGGCCGCCATCGCCAGCTCGGGCCCATCACACGGGCCTTTGTCGGTAACTTCAGCAACGCATTTGAAATCGAGGAGCTCACCTGATGACCAGCGTAACTTTCACGCCGGACGTTGGCGGCGATGGCATCACCATCGACGACAGCGATAACCCCTCCACGGGCCTGGCCAACGGTGGCCACCGCACGCGGTTCATGATCGCGCTGCAGCAGTTCCTCAAGCTCACCATCTGGGTCAAGACCACCGCGCAGGCGGTGCTGGGCTATCGGGATGCCGCCGCGACTTCGGCGGCCAGCGCGCAGGCCTTTGCCGCTGCCGCGCAGGCAGCAGCCGGCGCGCCATCCTATGCAGGCAAGGCGAACTATGTGTTTGCTGTGAACGCCAGTGCCACCGGGGTGGGTTGGACGGACACTCCTGTTCTCACGTCGGTGACTGCTCGCGTGGGAGTGCTATCGGGTGCCAGCCCGCAACTGCGTATGGACGATACCGCTCAGGCGGGGGCATTGGGGCTGTTCGATCTGCGCAACACGGGAGGCAGCTGGGCCTTGGTGCGTAACACGGCCGCAGCGCGGGATTTTTCCACGGCGACAAGCGAGTACATCGTCAGCGGCGCAGGCCGGCATTTGTTCGGGGGTGTTGCCGATGACGGTGCCACGAAATACCAGCTCACCGGCGACATCAGGGTCACGGGTGTGTTGACCGCAACCAACGTTACCGCTCCTTCCGACATCACGCTAAAGACTGACCTTGAGGCGCTGGTCGGGGTGCTGTCCATGCTGAAGCGCTTGCGCGTCGTGCGCCACGGCTGGAAGGGTGACGAGAGCGGGCGCAAGGACATAGGGGTCATTGCGCAGGACCTGCTCATGGATCTGCCGGAGCTGGTGGTGGTGGGGCCAGACGGAAAGCTCTCAGTCAACTACCCCAAGCTATCGGCAGTGCTGCTTGCGGCGATTCAGGAGCAGGACCTCCGGCTGACCGCGCTGGAGTCCCGGTAATGCTCGACTATCCGATTTCCTTCTACAGCATCAACGCTGAGATGGGGTTGGCACCCGAGACCCCCATCAGCCTCACAGACGCAAACGTCCGGCGGCTCGCCAACAAGGCGGCGGGCAGCGTGTCGCTTTCTGACCTGGTCGGTATCCAGGAGTACACCATTACAGTCGGTGTGCACTCGACCCTCGACGTGTATGGGTCGAATCTAGGGGTCATAGGCGGGGACGCATATACCGAGCCGTTTGGGGGGCACGGGCAGAGCGGAAATCCTGGCTCAAAGGCATGGACGAATGGTTGGGGTGTTCGTTCGATAACCAGCGTATGGGATGGGGGAGCTGGGAGCACTGCACTGGTCTTGACAATGCCTCCTGGGCAAGTTCCCACCTTTTCATCGCTCAGCGTGGGCACCCTCACGCTGACTAGGGCCTCAGTTGTGGAGCAGCGTCCTCTCGTCAACGGGGACGCCTACTACTTCAGGTGGATTGGCCGGATTGTCTCTCCTGATGGTGCCAGCCGGCCCGCTGTCGGAAGTCAGCTTCGCATGGCCTTGCGCCGATAGTTGCAACGCTGCATTTTTCTCGATCCATCTATCTCGCCACCTTCGGGTGGCTTTTTCTTTTGGAGGGCCGTATGCCGGCAGAAGACAAGTACAGGTATCACCAGCAGCAGCTCACCTCGCCGTCGCGCGATTTCGTGGTGGCGAACAAGGACGACAACGCGGACCTGCCGCAGGTGTCGCGCGCGATCTACGTGGGCACCGGCGGCGATGTCAACGCCGTGCGCGAAGACGGCACCGCGGTGCTGTTCAAGAACGTGCCGGCGGGTTCCATCCTGCCGATTCGTTGCTTTCGCATCAAGGCGACCGGCACCACGGCCAGCGACCTGGTGGTGCTGTGATGCAGTTGGGCATCGGGCTTTCGATTTCCGGTGTCGGGGCGCGTCGCTATGACGCCGACGATCTGGCCAGCGGCACGCTCAGCCTGAATTTCGTCGCTACCAACGACGTAACGCTGGTAGTCGATTTCGTTGCGGGGACCTACCGCGCGTGGATCGATGATCCGTCCTGGCCATATGGCGTGACGGGTGTTTTCAAGGGAAAGGCATAGCCATGCTGGTAAGCAAGAATTTCGGTGACATAGTGACCTTCATGCGTGCGTCCGTGGGATGGAGCTACAGCCCGGCCGGCGTGCTGGTGCCGAGCGCGGCCAATGGCCCACGGCTCGATTACGATCCCACGACGCAGCTCGCGCGTGGGTTGCTGCTGGAGGAGCAGCGGACGAACTTGATCCGCAACAACTCGATGGCGGGGGCCACGGCGGGCACTCCGGGCACCTTGCCAACGAATTGGTTCGTCAACTCGGCGGGAACCGCATGGAGTGTGGTGGGGGTAGGCATAGAGGGCGGCATCCCCTATATCGACATTCGATTTCAGGGAGTGCCGTCGGCGGGCACGATTCAGATTGGTCCCGAGAACTATTCGGCGCTGGCTGCGGCAACGGGCCAAACTTGGTCGTTGTCGGCATTCGTGCGCGTTGCTGCGGGGAGTTTGACGAACATCGGCAGCTTTCGTCTCAACCTGGACGAGAGCACATCCGGTGGTGCGTTTGTCTTCTCCAATACGAGTGCGGCCTTCCCGCTCGCCGCCGTGCAACTCGCGATGGGTCGGCCGTCGTATTCCCCGACGCTATCCGGCGGTGCCACGGTGGGATCGATTGCTCCCCAACTGCGGCTTGGCGTGACTGTCGGCAGCGCAATTGATGTGACTCTTCGCGTCGGCGCCCCGCAGATCGAGCAAGGCGCCTTTGCCACCGCGCCGATTCTCACCTCCGCAGCGCAGGTCACTCGCGTGCCCGACAGCGCAGTCATCGCTGACCTGAGCAAGATCGGGTTCAATGCCGCGGAGGGCACGTTCTATGCCGAGGTTGAGGCGCCCAATTCATCCATCGCCACGGCGAAAGGCATTGTCAGCATCGACGATGGCACCGAAAACAATCGCCTTACGCTGACGAAGGAGATCAACGGGAGGCTCGGTTTCGCGTCCGTCATCGGTGGCGCGGGCTCCGTCATCCTGGCATCGGTCGCCAACATGCCGGTGGGGCCGGTGAAAGTTGCGGCCGCATACAAGGCCGGCGACTTCGCCATGTGCATGGGCGGAGCGGCTCCTGTCATCTCGGCCGCCGGCGTGCTGCCGGCCGGCCTGAACGCCATGCGGCTCGGCGTGCGGTCGAACGGCGGGGCGATCAACGGCTGGCTGCGCAACGTCCGCTATATCCCCCGCCGCATTACGAATGCCGAGCTCCAAGCGCTGACCACCTGAGGCCGCCATGTTCTATGACTACTACCTACGCGGTGCTGACCGCGACACCACGCGCGCGGCATTGCTGGCCGCGGGCTTGACGGTTGACGTTGACATCGACGGCGAGACGCGGCGCGTTCCTGCCGCAGGCGCCAGCCTTTCGACCATCGGCACGATTTACACGGGTGGCGAGTGGGATGCCGACGGCAACCTGGTGACGGAGCCGGTGGCCGTGCCGGGCTGGCACGTCAACCTGCGGCTGTCGCGTCCCCTTGAGGCCTCCGAGGTTGCCGCGCTGGCCGGCATGGAGATCTCGCCGGCGCCGGCGACTCCCTACAGGGTGTGGGCCGAATGAAAATCTACCTTCACCCCCTCTGCCTGGTGTTCGTCACCAGCCGCCTGCTGCCGGCCCGCTTCGACGGCTATTCCTTTGGCCCCGTGGTCCTGGTGCGGCCGGACAGCAGCGCGGCGCTCCTCGTGCACGAGCAGACCCACGTGCGGCAGTTCTGGCGCTACCTGGGCCTCAACGGCCTGCTGTACGAGTTCAGCCCCAACTGGCGGCTTCGGCTCGAGCTCGAGGCCTACCGCGCGCAGTTGGCGGTGGCCGGCCCGGCCGCGGCGCAGGGCATGGCGTCGTCGCTGGCCAGTAACTACGGGCTGGACATCACGCAGGAGGAAGCCTATCGCCTGCTCACGGCCTAGCGCGCCGATTGCTTCACCAGTCAGCCACCCCGCGGGGTGGTTTTTTCATTCCCGCCGAGTGCGGGTTTTTTTATGCCGGGGAGGCACATGGGGGAAGACGACCCGACGCAGTTGCAGGCCGTGCTGCGTGCCATAGCGGAGCTGACAGAGGAGGTGCGGCGCTTGCGGACGGGATTTCCAGAGGGCGATTCGGATGGGCACCGGCGCTACCACGAGGAAATCATGCAGGCGATGGCGGACCGCCGGAAGCTGCGCCAGGAGCTCATCACGCACCTGCTCAAGACGAGCTCATGGGCCGCCCTGGCGGGCGTCCTGTGGGCGCTGTGGGAACACTTCATATCCAAGATCAAGGGGTAACACATGAAAAACGTTTTGCGGCGCTTGGGTTGGCGCCTGTTCTGGTCGGCGCTGGCCACCGTGCTTGCCTTCGCCATGTTCCAGCCGCTGGCCTTGGCCACCGCCGTGCCGGAGGTGGCGGCCGTGCTGCCGGCGCTTGCGGTGGTCTACTGGGTGGAGATGTCCGTGCTGGTCATGCGCGTGGCGCTCCACCCGCGGTTGGACTTCCAGGACATCGCGCGCGATGCCGTGGCCAGCTCGACGGCGGGCGTTGGTGCAGCGATCGTGTTCGCAGTGCTCTCGATGGGCGTATTGGCGCGTATGGGGGTGATCCTATGGATCGTCTACGGCGCGCGCTGATCGAGGGCCTCGCCGCGTGCGAGGTCTTCCTGTTGCCGGCGCTCACGCTCCTGCTCCTGTGGCTGGCCGGGCCGGCCGCGGCGCAGCTACCTGGTGACGCGCCGCGCTACCTGCCCCAGCTGCAGCACGAGCTGGCCGCGGCCTGGCCGGATGTCGCGCCGCGCGCCTGGGTGCCGGCGCTGATCGAGCAGGAAAGCCTTTGGCGCGTCAATGCCACGCTGCGGACGGCGCGCGAGCACGGTTGCGGCTTCGGGCAATTTACGCGCGCCTACGATGCCGGCGGCCGCATCCGATTCGATGCGCTGGCCGAGACGCGGGCACTCGATCCCGGGCTCGCTGGTTGGTCGTGGGCTGACTGCGCGCGCCCGGAATATCAGTTGCGTGCGGTGGTGGTGAAGCTGCGCATGCACGATCGGCAGTGCCAGCCGCTCATGCACGAGAACCGCCAGGTGAAGGCCTGCGCGGCCGCTATGTACAACGGCGGCGCGGGATCGGTAGCCAAGCGCGTGCGTAGCTGCAGCTTGGTCGCTGGGTGCGACCCGGGTACCTGGTTTGGTCATCTCGATCACCAGTGCCCGCAGTCGCACGAGCGAGCGGCCGGCTATGCCGAGTCGTTCTGCGAGATCAACAGCAAGTATCCCGCGCGCGTCGAGGCGCGCATGCCCAAGTACGTGGAGACGATGCGATGAAGGTAATCAACTGGAGCGCCGCCGGCGTTGCGGCACTGCTCGGCGGCGTGCTGGCGTTGGTGCTGGCCAACTGGCTTTACTTCGCCCCGCGCGCGGAAGCCGCCGGCCAGGCGCTGGCGGCGGCCAATCAGCTGGCCGGCCGGGTGCAGGACGCGAATGAGCGCTGCGCTGCCGACGTGGGCACGGCCAACGCGGCCGTCGCGGCGCTGAAACAGGCGGCAGAGACGCGCGCCGCCAGCGCGGCCGCGGCGCTGGCCGAGGCGCAGGGGCGGGCCACCGAGGCGGAGAAGAAGGCCGACTACCTGGCGCGCCGGCCGCCGTCTAAACCTGCCGACCTATGCGGCTCGCTCGACGAGCTGCTGACCGAAGCGATCAAGGAACGGAGGACAGCGCAATGAAATTCCAGTTTTCGAAAAATCGAAATTTCGTGGTGCTCGCGGGGCTTGGCACGCTGCTGGCCGGCTGCGGCAGTGCGCCACCGCAGGTAATCAACCAGACGAAGACCGTTGAGGTGCCGGTGGCCGTGCCGTGCAAGGTGAAGGCGGTGGAGAAGCCGGCTTGGGCGCTGGGCCAAGCTGACCCGGGGGCCGACGTGTATGTGAAGGGGCGGGCGGCGCTGGTGGAGGTGCGCCAGCGCGAGGCGTATGAGATCCTGCTGGAGGCGGCCGCCGCGGCGTGCCGGTAG